TCTACCTCATCAATAGTTGTGAAGTTCTTGATGCCTGGCAAGAAACTACGATATAATTCTTCTGTATCTCCTCTATCACTTCTGAACATGATTACATTTTTACCTTCAAAATAAGGTGCAATCTTTTCAATATGACTTTCAGACTTTGCAAGGTCTTTTGGATTCATTTGCAACTCACCATGATATCTAAATTCTGAATCAGATGGTATAACAATTACATCTGCCCAATCAATAGTTTCTGGTGTTCGCACTGGTCTACTCTGATTGAATGATACGTTGTATGTGTCATATTTGTTTTGTGGATTTGCCTTCATCCATTTTACATAGTTTTCAAAGAAACTATCTAATACAGTTTCTAACGGCCCATTATATGTTACGTTTGATCTTATTCTTGCAATCGTAATATTCATCCCTTTACCCTTTTTCTTAAATTGGTTGAAGAAAAAGAATGCCGTCTACTTGTGTAGTGAAGTTCAATCAAATCACGACCAGTAAGTTTGCTTTCTCTATATTCTTCTCCTACGAATCTAATATCAATCTTCTGTGACTGTAACAAATCAAGTAGACTTTGTTCTGTATCGTATGGGATTATCTCATCAACATACTTTACAGCATTCAGTTGCACATATCTTTCATAGACAGACTGAATAGGTTTGTTCTTTTCATTTCTGTCAATGGTTGGGTCTGTTTGCAATCCAACTATTAGATAATCGCAATTAGACTTTGCTTCTTCCAACATAACAATATGTCCAGCATGAAGTAAGTCAAATGCACCACAAGTAAATCCAATCATCTTATAATATCAATCTTGTTCATAGTATCTTGATTCCAAACTTCTAGTTCTCTACGGAGTCTACCTTCTGCAACCATCTTATTATATCGTTTAGTAGCAAGTTTCTTCCACCATGCAATTACAGCATCAAGTTCAAATCTATCATAGTTTTCTGCCTTTGTCAATAGATTTGTCTTACCCAATAATACATCTCTTGCATTGTCGTATCCATAGGTACTGCTGTAAAATCTCTTCTGGGTAGTTACTTCACCAGCCTTATTCATTGCATCTGTAAATAATTCGTATGCTTTTGTATCATGTTGTTTCAATGATGACTTGATTGTTCCTACCATCTTAGTCTGCATTTTTAGTTTACGAGATGATGCACCTTTGTGTATCAAATCTTCTCCACCATTCCGTTCAGTAAACCAATCACGCATCTCCATATAGATATCTTCACCTAATGTCAATAGAAACTTAGACTGAGTATCACCCTTGTATCTTAGATATGGTTTCATTCCATCGTACATGGAGGCCCCCTTCAAATTGCCATAAAGAGAAGTTGTCTCAAAAAGGCAGAACTCTGTATCATACTTCTTGTTTAGCATTCTACGAGTTGCATGAGAACAACAGATTGCAGCAAGTAACTTACCACCTAAACAGTTATACCCAAATGGTTGTGCCGCCACAATGTGAAACCCCATGATAGCACGTTTGTTGAAGATATCCAAATCAGGAACTCCACCAAGAAAATCATTACGAGGTTTAGAATTGATTAGTGGTGAACCATAACGAATAAAACCTACGATAGTATTTGTAGTTGTTTCCTTAACAACAAGTTTCAAAGTCTTGCCTGGGTTCTCATCTGGACTGAATGATGCAGTCTTTTCTAATAGTGTATCATATACTTTGTTTGGTATTTCTACAACTTGAAAATCCATATCTTCTGGATGCATATCATAATCTTGAAACAAGTCATCTTCAATACTCATGCCTGGCAAACCAGCAGGAATGTCTTTTACTCGTTCAATCTTTCTTGCACGAAAGTAATCGTCAATCCGTCCAAAGTCTTTGAAGTATTCCATCAACTTGGTTGCGGCATATATTGAATCTTGTTTATCTAATATCATCCAAAAAAGTCCTCAAGTGTAGTCTGTGTTCCATAAGAGCGGTCAATCTTCCAACCAATCTGATTACAGATAAATGTTAGAGGTTCGACAAACGCCTTCTCAAATTGCATATCATAATCCAGATACTTGTGGACATCAAACTCCTTCGGCAACTTTGTCATAAAGGAAATGACACCAGACTGCATCTGATTAGGTGTTCTCATGTTGAGAAACTTAATCTTCTCACCTTCTTGGATGAGGGGATACTTCCCTGTAAGTTTCTGCTTTCTGAGAAAGTGATTATACAGAATGACACCCTTGATATGCATCGGGGCGCCTTTCTTGAAAATACCAGAACTGTCACTCCACTTGTCAATACCATTGACTGAACGAGGAAACGCAATCTCCTCTGGTGCAAGTTTCATAAACTCTTCACGAAACTCTTGGATGAAAGTGTTTACATCTTTCTCTGTACCAGACATGATAACCTTTAGTGCCTGTTTAATCTTTTCACGACAAGGGGCAGGCGTAGATGACTTGACTGCTTCGATGCCCATAATCTTGAGTTGTGGGTCTTGATAACGAACACCTTCGATATCCCATGCATTGAGAATGTATCTTTTCTTTGCAGTCCAGATACCCTTGTCTGCAATCACCTCTCGTGCCATCTGCATCTTCTGATCGAATGCATTTACATACGAAGCAAGATCTTGATAACTACCATCAATAAAAGGTTCAATCTTCTCCCGAGCAATCGTATCCAAGAAATCAACCGCCCGTCCACGATATGAATCCTCTGATTCATCTGTTCTCTTTTTAAGCACCTTATCAATAAGTTCGTCAAACCTAATGTATACTGAATCCGTATCTGACGCAATAACATAATCTTTATCCTTACTATTTAGCAACTTGTTCAGATACCCATTTAGCGCCTGTTCAATCCAGCGAATAGATAACTGTCCAGAGGTTGTAATACCTTCTGCAATACGCAAGTCATAATAACGAAACCATTCATTACCAATCGCACCATAAGCAGAGTTCAAGGAAATCTTTCTTGCCATCTGGATGTTTTGATAACGAGACACATCGTTTAGATATTTGGGATCTTTGGTATCTTCATATTGTTGTTTTGCATCGAGCATTTTCTTCTTGTAGATAGTACGATCATTGTACATCTCTTGCATCATCTCAGGCAGAAATCCCTGTTCCTTAGTTCTGAACAATGCACCGTTTGGTGTGCAAGTTACACTTGCTGGTTTTAGTGGTGACAAGTCATGTTGTTTCTGCAACAACTCATTCACCGACTTCTCCGAATCAAATCCCATCGTTTTGGGCAGAAGTGTTTCGGGGGAAATATTGTACTGCATAATCAAGTGTGGATACAGCGAGTTCAAGTCAAAAGACATAACCCACTTATGTTGTCCAACCTGTGGTTCTTTGACATATGCACCAATATACTTATCACCCTTACGGGCGTGACTTGTTTTCTGGGGAATGACAATCTTCTTCTTGAGAAGATGGTTGTAGATAAGAACATCCCAATACTTCACTGACGTAAACGCATCAGACAAATTTACCTTTGCCTCATACGTCATAGTCAACATCAAATCAATCAGTTTCATCTTGGCATCAAGTCTATCGACAAGTTCAACGTCCATGATGTTATAGTCTAGGAACGACTGATAGTCTTTTGTATACCACTCACGAAAAGTCTCAAAAGGATTTTCATCCTTTCGTTCGCCGAGTTCTACAAATGCGATATGATCAAGACGATATGATTCTTGACTAGAATAAGTAAACTTCTTGTACAGTTGAAGATAGTCAAGTTCTGATACACCCATAATGTCATAGACTTGATCCTTGCGTCCATAACCACTATTCACCATCTTGGCGTTTACAACACCCCAAGGTGACAGACGTTTCATAGCGTCCTCACCCATCACCGATTTGATACGGTTGCAGATATAAGGAATATCAAAGAACTCTGTATTCCAACCAGTGATTACGTCTGGATGGTCAGATTCCCACCATGCAAGAAACTGTGCCAACAGTTCACGTTCTGTCTGACACTGAATATACTGAACATCTTCTCTGTCGTTTTGATAGTCGTGCAATCCCCAAACCTTGATACGTCCTGTATCATGGTTCTTGATTGTGATGGAAAGCATCGGTTCAAGTGCCTGATCAGCATTCGGGAAACCGTTCTCACACTCCACCTCAATATCAATAGTGACAATACGCATCTGCGAACTATCAAACTGAATCTGCTTGGGATATGTTTCTGAAATATAGGTATAGGGAAACTGTGTCATACCATGCACTAGGTGAGGTTGACTTTCATATTGGGAAACGAATTCCTTTGCCTCTTTGATAGAGAGGAACTTCATAGGATTGACGTTATTACCGTCAAGCGTTTTCCAACCAGTTTCTTTTTTTACTGGAACGAAAAGAGTGGGTTCGTACTTAACTTTGTAGTTAGAACGAACACCATTCTTGACGGCACGAACCAGTAATTGATTACCCCATTGGGCGATGTGTGTATAAAAATTCAAGACTTTTTCCCTTATCAACTGTACTCATTATATAATAAAAAGGGAAGAATGTCAAGAGAAAAGTGGCATTTGATCTTCTGCTACGAAATGTTGCTCGATTGCATCAATTCTATCTTGTGCTGCAGCGATCTTGTCTAGTTCTGATTCTACTGCTTCTGCGATATCAGAATGCTCTCCAATACCAGCAGGGTTCTTTAGATACACAGCAATGTTTGCTTTATGAAGTGCAATCTTACCTTCGTTGTGTTTTTTAATTGCGTCAAGTAGTGTCATTATTTTTCGCCTTTCTTTGTAGTAATAATCAACTTCTTCTGAGGGTCTACCATGACGTTCATCTCTTTCATGGCAAATCTATTTAGAAGAACATCCGTTCCTCTTTTACTTCTGTCATCGAGTCCAAACATTAGTTCATGTGTGTGCCCCATGAATTCAACTTCCAACTTTACAATTGGTCGTTCA